GAGGCAGAAAAAAAGGCTGAAGCGAAACCAGCCAAAAAGAAAAAATAGTCATGTGGGGCGGTTCGAATTGAGCCGCCTCAATTTGTGGAGTAATGAAATGCTATCAAAAGTTAGAACCGCATTGCGGATCAAGACAAACGCATATAACGACGAATTGAACGGCTTAATTGAAGCGGCGAAGCTTGACCTTAAAGTGGCGGGTGTCGTTGTCCCGGAAGAACTTGACGCAATCGTTACGCAAGCAATCATCACATATTGCAAGATGAATTTCGGCCTGGTGGACGATTACGACAAACTGAAACGGAGCTATGACGAACAGAAGGCACAGCTTTCTAACGCTACTGGCTATACAGATTGGGGCGATTCCAATGTATGAGGACGTTGCAAAGCTGGTTAAATATGGCGAATCGACGTTTGACGAATACGGAAACGAGACGGTTGAAACCGTAGAGCGTGAAGTGTACGTCATGCCGCGTGGTGTGTACCAGAGCGAATATTATAACGCTGCACAAATCGGCCTGAAGCCGTCCATCACGTTTGAGCTTACAGTTCGTGATGATTACGAAGGCGAAAAAGTAGTGGTTTATAACGAGCGGACGTTTGACGTTATCCGCGTTGATTGGAACGCGCAGCGGGATAGGTTATCACTTGTATGTGAGGAACGGGCAAATGGCTGAAATTAGTTTATCCGCGCAGCTTGTGAAGATTCTCGACGACTACGACAAAGAAGTTCACGAAGTAGCGGAAAAGGAAATTCAAAGCACAGCGATGGCAGCGGCGAAGAAACTCCGAAGCGAATCGCCTAAAGGTTCGCCACGACGGAGGCATTACGCTGAAGGCTGGGCAACTAAAAAGGTTGATGGCGGGATTATCGTTTACAACCGAACCAACCAGCAGCTGACGCACTTGCTTGAGAACGGTCACGTAATCCGAAACGGCAAAGGCACATACGGAAGGGCGCCGGCCATTAAGCACATCAAGCCCGTAGAAGAATGGGCCAACAATGAAGTCGTTGAAAGGATAGAGGCAAAATTATGATTTTTGAGACATTGCAAAAATTAAATATCCCCTGCGTCTATTCGCATTTTAAGGACAAGGACGCGCCAAAGAAACCGCCGTACCTGGTCTATATCGGAAACGGTCAAGACACGTTTGCGGCAGATAACACGTTCTACCACACACAGAACCGTTACCAAGTCGAATATTACTTCACAAAAAAAGACGAATCAATAGAAGCCGCCATCGAGTCGCAGTTACTCGCAGACGGCTTTTTATATGAAAAGAGCGAGGACGTTTTTATTGAAGAAGAAAACGTTTTCGTTATCTATTATTTAATCTAAACGAAAGAGGTTCAAAAATGCCAGACAACAACAAAGTATTATTTGGTTTTTCCGACCTTTACGTTGGTACTTATGGTGTCAATAACGGAACAGTTACACTTGGCGCACCATACCACCAGAGAGGCGCCGTTGGTTTCTCACCAGAGCCAAACGAATCCGAAACAACATTCTATGCGGATAACATGGCATATTTTTCCGAGCAGATCGGAAGAACCAGAGCGGGCGACTTAGAAGTTGCCAAATTCGATGATGATTTCAAGACGCAGTTCTTAGGCTATGTGGCTACGACTGACGGCGGTATCGCGGAAGTAGTCAACCCAACTAAGCCGAACGTGTATATCATGTTTGAAGTTCAGGGCGATAAAGAAGCCAGAAGGGTAATCATGTATAACGGCACTCTGGGAAGTGTTAATCGTGAATACAGCACGACCGAAGAAGGCAGAGAGCCAGTTACAGAAAGCCTCGCTTCTACATTCATGGGCGATGAAGCGACCGGAATTATCACGGCAACATATAAGCCAGGTGATGCGGGTTACGATACACTCTTCACTAATCCACCGGTGCCGGCAATCTAAGGAATAACCAAAAGGGGCGGGGTGCTACTCCGCTCCGCATTTTTTTATTAAAGGAGTGCGACCATGGAAAAAACAATCAAAATCGGAAAAGTGCCAGTGCGTTTGAACAACAACATTGGCTGGTCAATGGCATACCGCGACCAGTTTGGGCAAGATATTATTCCGGTAATTATGCCAATGCTTGCTGGCGCGCTGGATATTATAACCGGGCTGTTAAACAGCACCGAAAAACCAGAAGAAATTAAAGGGATTGACATATTAAAGCAAGTAGACGGAGACACGCTAATAGATGCGATTGCTCATTTATCTGCTTTGGAGTTTGTCGATTTAATTAACATCACATGGGCGCTGGCTAAATGCGCCGACGACGAAATCCCAGAGCCAAAAGAATGGGTTAAACAGTTTGACACATTCCCGGTTGATGTAGTTGCTCCGGCAGTATTTGAACTGGTAGGCAAGGGGCTTATTTCGTCAAAAAACTGGAGAAGGCTGAACGAAGCGAAAGAGAAAGTTCAGCCGACGAAGAAATCACAGTAGAGACAATTATACTCGCTGGACTTGAGCGAGGTTTAACCATGACCGATATAAGGCAAATGCAAATCGGTCAAATAGTGGACTTTTGCGTAGCTTATAACGAACGGCATAAGGAAGAAACCGAGCCGGAAAGAAGCAAGCCAAAGAAGCGCAGAGCCACACAAAAAGAGATTGACGCATATTTTGGGTAAATTAAATGGCTGGAAACAATTATTGTGTGTATGTTCACCATAACAATATAAACGGCAAGCGATACATAGGCATTACAAATAGCCCTAAAAAACGTTGGCAAACCAACGGAAAAAAATATTCGAATTGTCCGCGCTTTGCTTCAGCACTAACCAAGTATGGTTGGGGCAACTTTACTCATTACTTTTTAGAGAGTGATTTGACGTTAGAAGAAGCAAGCGAAAAAGAAAAGTTCTATATCAAAAAATATAAAACAACCGACGGCAATTTTGGCTACAACATCGCAGAGGGCGGTTGCAGCCCGCCAACGATGAGTGGCAAGCGGCATAGCGAGGAAACAAAGGCAAAAATGAGAGAAAAGGCGCTCGGCAGAAAAATATCGGAAGCGCAAAGGTTGCACCATTCAAAAGTAATGACCGGGAAACTTGTCGGCAAACTGAACCCAAAGAGCAAAGCCGTTCAATGCGTGGAAACGGGCGAGATTTTCGAAACGCAGAGAGAAGCGGCGACCAAGATGGGCTTGTCACAATCTAAAATTTCACTTTGTTGTCAAGGCAAAAGAAACCATACGGGAGGATACCGTTGGAAGTATGCCGACAATTTGGAGGTATAAAACATGGCCGGACAAGTAAAAGGTATTACAATTTCTTTTCGTGGTGATACTACAAAACTTGATAAAGCACTTCGCCAAATCAAAAGCGACAGTAAAAGCGTAGACGCGCAGCTAAAAGAAGTAAATAGATCGCTCCGTTTTAATCCAAAAAATGCGGAACTGCTGCGGCAGAAGTTCGACCTATTAGGAAAGAAAGTCAACCAGACGGAGAACGAGCTTAAACAGCTTCGAAACGTAGAAAGTCAACTAAAGGCGCAGAACGTGTCGAAACAATCCGCGGAATGGATGAAAGTACGGCGCGAAATCATACAAGCCGAAAGCAAGCTGAAGCACTTCAACGCAGAATTAAAAAAGGCGAAATTCGCAAACATGACCAATCTGGGCAATTCGTTCAAATCGGTTGGCGCTAATCTGCGTAATGCTGGAATGTATGCGACTATTGGCGGCGCGGCTATGGTTGCAGCAGGAAAGAAGCTGCTCGACCTAAACGCTACGCAAGAGCAAGCAGAAAACAAGCTCATTGAGATTTATAAAAAGCGTATGGGCGTGAACGAAGCGGCTGCAAAGTCTACGATGAAGCTCGCGAGCGCGATACAAGAAGAAGGCGTTATCGGTGACGAGGTAACTTTGTCTGGAGCGCAGCAACTCGCTACGTTTGCGAAAATGCCTTCGACCGTTAACAAGCTCTTACCGGCTATGGACAACTTGCTCGTTCAGCAGAAAGGATATAATGCTACGGCTGACGATGCGAAGAATATAGCCAACCTATTCGGTAAAGCGATGCAAGGCCAGGTTGGAGCGCT